GTTGAAAGTATTATTGTTAATACTATTACAAATACGCCTGTTAGAGGCTACGAAATCTTTGCTCAAGATGTTACATTAACTAAAAATGGTTATTATAGAACATGGATTGGTATGAGATTGCCTCTTGGCGAGTACAATAAGATGTTTAATTACACTATTGAACAAGCCGTTGACGCTTATAACTTAAATGGTGAGAGTCAAAAAGCATGGGATAACTTAAAGAAGAAGAAAGATGACAATAACAGTTTATAGTAAAAACAATTGTGTCTTTTGTAGCAAGGCCAAAGCATTGCTTAAAAATCTTGGCCTTGAATACGAAGAGAAAACTTTAGAGAAAGACTTTGGTTCTGACCCCAGTAAACTTATTGAAGATATCGGTAAGAATGTTAGAACTATGCCTCAAATCAAAATAGATGGCGAGTTAATTGGTGGTTATAATCAGTTAGTAGAACATTTTGCTGACCAAAAAAAAGTAAATTTTAAGGGAGAGATAATTGGTGAATGATAAAGATAATATTATACTATTTCCAACCAACAGGATTAAAGACAAACAAAGAGTCTCACATCCAGTTGACCCAAAGGAGCATAGTCGCTTAGTTGAGGAACAAACTAAAGAGTTTGTTGAAGGAAATGTTGATGATATTGCATATCAATTATTAGATAAATTTGTAAATATGGGAATAAGAACTAATACAATGACCTTTACAGCTGACCTTGCTCTAGTTATAGACGCAATCAGAGGTCTAGTTTATAGAGACTTTAATAAGAAGCACCCAGCACAACAATTAACAGACACAATGGTAACTTTAAATACAAGAGGTAATAATAAATCTGCTAGATTAGATTATTCAAAAGTGTTAGATATAAAACACAAACCTCATAAACCATTGTCAAAAGATGTAGAGGACGAAGTTAGAGATTTATCAGATATGGCTGATATACATTTTACACCTGACTTTGACCCGGAAGATAAATGAATTCGCTAGTCAAACTATTACAATACGCTTTGCCTAGCAATAGTGGGAGCACTTTAAACTTAAAACAAGAAAGGAGTTTAAACAATTATGTTTAAATTTTTATTTAACACAAAAGGAGATGAAGATATGGCTAGAGCTAAAACTTCTAAAACGACAAAGGTAAGAAACCTTTTCGCAACAGGTAAAGATGTTTCTTGGAAAACATTAAGAAACACATTTGACCTTAAATCACCAGCTGCAATGGTTGGTAAATTAAGAAACGAAGGCATGATGATTTATGAAAATAGGTCAGCTGCTGGTGTTTCATACAGAGTTGGTACACCATCAAAAGCAATTTTGATTAACGGTATGAACGCTGTATTTGGTAAGCAAGTAGCTTACTCAGCATAATTTAAAAATCAGGAGACAGGGGCCCTTAAAGCCCCTGTTTTCATTTTAGGTTAACCAAAGGTTTTTATGACAGATAGTGAAGAAAAACAAAGAGCGCTTGACGCTACAATGGAAAACGAACATCAACCACCAAGTCCGATGGTACAGATTCCATTAAAAGAATACGACAAATTAAAAGAACAAAGAAATTATATTACAGACCCTAGTTTGATTGCTATTATAGATAAAATGGAAGAATTGACTAGAGCTTTAAGAAGACATATAGTCAGAAAGTTTTAATGCAAGGTTTATTTTTTATAGGCATACCAATATCAATAGTAGTATTATGGTTTTTACTAACAAATTTAGATAGTAACCATAGAGACGAGAATGATAAAGGACCACCAGATGACAATTGCTAAACAAGATAGAGTTGTAAGAACATTGGCAGAAGCAAATAAAGATAAAAAAATGACTCGAAAGGTAGATACCTACGAGTATGAATCATTAGAAACATGTATAAAATCAGACCAAGTACCAGCAGCCGAGATTGCAGAGATTTTTACTGATAAATCATATTACGAGTGGTACAAAAAAAGAAATTTTACATGAAAAATTTTATAGACCCTAAAAATCCAAATACAGTAGGTAAAAGTGCATGGAATTTAGGCAATCATGTACTGATAACAATGTTTGTTATGGCATTGGTATTTGTGGTCTATGTGTCGTATAAATAGATATAACTGAATTGAAGGAGAAATTATGGCTGAAATAACAAGAAATCCAAATTTAATGAATCCGGCAATGATGAAACAATCACAAAATACAGCAGGTATTGGTGAGAATGTTCAACTCATGTCAGAGATTCTAAAAAAAATCAACAACGCAAAAGACAAACCTAAAAAGATTGCAATTCTCAAAGAGAACGCAAGTGCTCCACTTAAACAAGTGTTAAAAGGTGCATTTGACCCAGCAATCATATGGGATTTACCAGTAGGCGACCCACCATTTATGAAGAATGAGGCACCAATCGGTACTGAACACGGTTTATTGAGAAATGAAGCAAAGAGACTTTGGCATTTTGTCAAAGGTGCAGACGCAGCTACAACTAAAACTCAAAAAGAAACTATGTTTATACAGATGTTAGAGGGTTTACACCAAGATGAGGCTCAAATACTATTAGGAATGAAGAATAAATCATTGAATAAGATGTATAAAGGTCTTACCGAATCTGTAGTCAAAGAGGCTTTTGGTTGGAATGACAAATTTGCACGACCGGAGTAACTGGTCATAGGTGTCGCAGCCTAAAAAGCAAGTAAAATCAACAAAAAAAACATCAAAAAAGCGTAAAAAACGCTTGACTCTAGGCGACTTTTAGTGTATTATATACCAATAAATATTAAGAAAGGATATATTATGAAAAAGTTTGTTCTAACAGTTATTATAGCCAACGCCATTTTATGGTTTGGTTTAACTGGTCTAACGAAAGTTGCAAACGCAGACGAGTATAACAAAGCTGTTGTCGCTCATGTTATTAAAGAGAACATTAGTGGTAATGGTGTTGACATGTCAGTATTAGAGGCAGAAATGGCTAAATTGGCATATCAATTTTCTTTGGAGATGACGAGTGTTTTAGAGAAATACTTGCCGTCTATTTTAGAAAGTATAGCTCAAGAGTTGAGAATGAAAGCAGATGAGAAATACAAAGAGGAAATAAGTGGCTAAAAAAAGACTAAAATCAGATGTACTTCCCGGCATACCGTTTGAGTTTGATTTCTATATGGTGTATTGGGAGGATATTCAAAGTGATTCAGGTTGGCGAACTCTGAAAGAAATTCAGAAAAGTAAACCTGCTATATGTGTATCAACTGGTTGGTTGGTAAAAGAAACCAAAGATGTACATGTATTAATGAGTGATTATAATTATGATGAACATAACGAGTTGAGTGATGGTGGTAATACTACCGTGATACCAACTAAAAATGTAATCAATAAATTTTTAATCAAAGGACTATAACACAAAAGAGAGGAAGACTATATTATGGCACAAGCGAGAAAATCAAAAGAACTAGACCACTATCTAAAAAATGTGATTAGTGGCGTCCCCAAAAAGCTAGATTACTTTATGAATGGTAATGATACGAAGATGACTTACTATACTGGTAATTGGGCAACAGATGTAATGAATAACTTTACAGAAAAACAATCTGAAAAGATATTTAAGAACATGTCAAAGTACATGGACAATCCAAGTTTAACTTTCTTCCAAAAGAAGAATAAAAACATAGAGATTGGTACTTGGTCAGAATACGGCGAGAACGAGCCTGAATCTATATCAAGTTATGATTACATCATTTTAAAGAGGGCGTAAAATGTTAGCAAAAATCAAAACAATACTCCAAACATTAATGGCTGTAACGGTCATTTTGTTTTTTGGTGGTGTGTGGTATCATGTATCAGCAGAAAAGGAAGAAACACAAGCAATCTTACTTGAAAAAGAAGTAGAGGAAGTTGTTCAAACTTTAGAAAAAATTAATATTCACAAGAGACCAAATTTTGAGAGAGAAAACAATCAAACATTTATTAATAGTGTAGGTGCTTGTGTAAATTATATTTACAATACTACAACAGATGTAATACCTGTAAACTTTGAAGTATTATTGGCTCAGGCTGCTTTAGAGAGTGGTTGGGGTAATAGTAGATTTGCATTAGAGGGTAAAAACTTATTTGGTATTCGTACATACGATTTAAGAGAGCCTCATATGTTACCGTCAAACAATCCTAAAAAATGGGGTGTAAGAGTTTACCAACATGAATGTGATAGTGTACAACATTATATTGATATACTAAATAGTGGTGGTGCTTATGATAAGTACAGAGAATTAAGAGACAATGGTGTAGAAGATTCTTTAAAGTATGTAGAGACACTTGGTGCATATGCTTCAGATAAAAATTACTTTCCAAAAGTGAAAAGTATTATTAAGAAGTTAAGAACAGAATACGATATACCTCAATTAAATTAGGACTTATATGTTGACAATTATAATAACATTTTTAAGTGCAATATCTATATCAGTTATAGCCGCTGGTTATTCTATTATAGGTTTGTCCACTTTATTTGCAGGAGCAGTAATACCCATTATCGCTATGGGTAGTGCATTAGAGGTTGGTAAATTAGTTGCCGCCTCTTGGTTGTATAATAACTGGCGCAATAAACTTGTACCAAAAACAATAAAGGCATATCTTACCTTTGCTGTTATAGTATTAATCTTTATCACATCTATGGGTATCTTTGGTTTTCTATCAAAGGCACACCTTGACCAAGTGCAACCAACATCATCTAATAATATTAAAATAGAATTACTTAATACACAAATTGACCAACAAGAAAAAATTATAGAAAGGTCAAATAAAACACTTACTCTATTAGACAAGGCATTAGAAAAATATGTTGATATGGAGTATGTAACTAGAGGTTTAAAAGAAAGAGCAAAA